TCTGGCATCATAAAGTTTACGCAAGTTGTTGTGTAATTCAATCAGAGGATCTGCGCCTGAAGATGTTCCACCGAAACCCTTTATCGGGGCACCATACGGACGAATGGCGCTGTAATCGAAACTCGGTACAGCAGAGCCAAAATAATACCCGTCTAGAAGAATCTTAACAGATTCTACCCAACCCTCGCGACTATCGGGAATAGTGTACACCTCCGAAGACCAGTCAGGCTGATGAATTGTACAGGTTTCTGCTCCCTTCGTATCGAAACCAACGCCGATGCCTACCATTAGTGCGTCCATAATCCACGCATACAAATAGCCACCCTTAGTGCTCAGATCCTTGGTAGAACGGAAAGCACAATTAAAAAGTCCGGCTCCAGTGCGCTCTTTTACGAACTTAGTGCCCATCATCCAAAGGCCTCGGCCGGGTGGGGTCCACTTCAAGTTGAAAAGGCGATCATAGGCCTCCTTAGCGGTGCGCTGTGCCTTGGCGTCATTCCACTCTAGGCCCAGCGAAGAAACATGCTGCTTCTGAATGTCGAACATGCCTTCGATAACCCTACGGCAAGTCTGAAACCATTCCTCTGTTGCGGTCTGTTCCGTTTCCTCGTTGTCTGTCTCTAGACGACGAGCGTATGTGCGCTTGAAAGTGATGTACCCAAGCGGCCCCCATGGGACTTCCTTGTCTCTGTAGTTGTCAATAAATGACTCTGATAGTCTGAATTTTCTTACGTTTGTTTCTTTTCCGAACACTTGTTATCCTTCCTTTTTCTTGTCTTCTTTAAATTTCTTGTATCGATTAACCAGCGATTCTTTTTGCTTTTTAAGCGATGTTTCGTGAATCTCGCCCGGAGTTTCACCAGTGCTTTCAAACACTTTGATTTTTACCTCTGATGTATCCATAAAAATAGGATACACAATTCCATCTGGGCCGTTTCGGTTTTTAGCAACGAAAACTCTGCCCGTATTATTTTGCTTATCTTCAATAGTCCTCGACACTGAGAAAATAAAGTCTGCGACAAAACACTTGTTAAAGGCTTCACTAATAGACTCCATCGTGATTACTTCTGCATTCAGGCCAGAACGGTTAGTTTGGGATGCGGTCCATAACGGACATTCGTTAATTTGTGCGATGGCCCGCAACTCTTCATAAATAGATTCCAAATCGGTTCTTCGCTCTTTGTTGACAGTAATCGGCTTTAAAAGATCGCCGTAGTCAACAAGAATCAAATCCGGCTTTACGCCGCGCTTGCGAAGCTTTTCTAGGTGCGATGAGAGCGTTTTTGTGCTGGCAGATTTTGTTGGATATTCTTTAATGATCAGTCTGCCCTCGACTTCTTGTACCAGTTCGTAGATCATCTCTTTCATGGTCTTCAAGTCTTTCAGGGGTACACCAAACATGCAACTATCATACCGGCCGGCAATAACCTCTTCCGAAAGCTCTAGGGTATAGTGAATAACCGTTTTCCCAGCTTTGACGGCCTGTGCGCCCAAGTGCGTCAGGACCATCGACTTGCCGGCCCCGGTGGGGGCGATGACCACGCCAAGCTCACCAGAGCCCAAGCCGCCTTCGCAAATATCGTCGATCATTGTCCAGCCAGTAGTGATGGGATTCCTGACCTTAAATACGAACCTTTGTTCAAAGTCTTTGACATAATCGTATCCAAAGTTGTTGTCGGCACCCAACAGTAGTGCATCATTAATCACCTTACTGATCTGGTCAAAAGACGAATTGTGCAGCAACTTAACAGACTCCAGCATAGCCTCTTTCAACTTTTGCTTTCTGCAAAAGTCTAGACTAGCTGACTTGATATACTCTTTGCCCTCTACATCTGTATTATAGATTCTACTGAAGTAGTTTCTCACCTGTGTCTGGATTGCTTCAGACTCTTCGTCGAGTTCTGTTCTGAGAACTGTCGTCATAATCTTATATGACGGATGAACACCGTAGTTGTTACGGTACTCGTAAACCTTCCTCACGAAGGCTTGCAAGTAAGAAAGTTCTAAGAAATTGTAGTTCAGCACCTCGCCAATCTGGTCGGCAAATGGCCGATCATCTAGGATTAGCTGACACAGACCTTCTTGAAAAGACTTTCCATACCTACTAAAATTTTCTTGCTCTTTATCAGCCACGCTTTACCCCTTAAAGTATTACTATATCAAATTTGTTCTCTGCTGTCAATTGAAATCCTCTTCATTGTCTGAAATAGGTCGCTCCAGTCGCCGGCACCAAAGCCGTCCTCAATCATCATTTTCTGTAGCTCTGTCTTGTTAAAATCATGCTCGTTTTCTTCGATATTAAAACGAATATGCTCTTTCCCCTGTGGAGAAATCGAAGGGGAATAAAGTTGCATGATCTTGTAGTTGGTCTCGATTACCTCTCTTCCTTCCATGATAGACTCATGAACTTTAGCTTGTTTTTCGGCAGTGCTGCACATCTCAATTAGTTTGTCGATTGTGATGAATTCCTCTTCTGACATGCACGGGAACTTCTTCGCTATAGTACGTAGGCCGACCCCACGAATACCATCTAGATTATCTGATTTGTCACCAACGATTGCCCTTGCAAGGGCGAAATTGTTCGGATGAATACCATATTCTTCAACAATTCGCATAGAATTTAGTATTTTCTTCTGGATTGGGCGGTAAAGAATGGTGTTTTCGCTGCAAATTTGAATAAAATCCTTGTCAGACGAAACAATTACCTTTTGCCAGTCATGAAAAACTGGCGACTTGACTACTTGCGCGATAACATCATCAGCCTCTACCATTGGCAACATAATCTGCGTAACTGGTAGTTGATTTAGCATATCAACTAGTCGAGTCTGTTGCCAGATCTTATTTGTGACTTCTTCTGATTCTGTCAGGTTACGAATATCCCGATTCAGACGAATTGGCTTTCTGCCTTCTTTATAATTCTTGTTCATCTGCTTGCGTCGGTTTGAGCCGCCCTGACCGTCCCATGCAATGACTACAGCATTTGGCTTAGTCTCTCGGCAAAGCTTCTGCAAAGACTGCAAGAAACCCTTCAGGCCCCCAATTGGCTGGCCATTAGATGACAGACTAGGATTGACGATATAGTTGCGTAGCATAAGATTTAGCGCATCGATGATAAGCACGCGGTTCATAGTTTTAGTACTCCATACTCTTCGTTGTTGATTGAATAGACGACCTTCTTGACGCCAACGTGCCTCATGGCCGATTGGCACATAGAGCACGGTCGAGAAAGCTTATAATTGTTTTCCGCATCGATACGAACTACATATACGGTTGCGTTTTTGGTGTCCCTGCGGTCTACCCCCAGAACGCAACCTAGTTCGGCATGCAAAGTTGCATAGCCCTCATCTTTGCGACGGAACCGGTTACCCCAGCCCTTGAATTTGTTCCTGTTTGCACAAGAGTTACGAACGGTGCTGCCCTTTACCAGAACAGCACCGTGTCGATAAACCCTGTCAGTATCGCATTCTTTAGCTGCTACCTTCTTGGCAATAGTGAAGAATTTTTTCGTGCGACCATCAAAGGACATTGTTGCTCCTAGCGGCGGCGTTGTGGGGCATTGCGTGGAGCAACAACAGGACATGCAGGACGCCAATGACCTGCAACCCAATGACGGCGTGGTCCATGACCGACCCAGCGGCCGGGAACCCAAATTGCTTGCGCGTTAGGGCGTGCCGGAGGGCGATTAGGGCCGTAGTCTCGACCATGAGTGGGGTGCGTCCAATAGCCGCGATGACGGCGAGTCTGGGGTACCCACGTCCACGCAACAGACACAGTAGGCGTTACTACTACGGCAGTAGGGCGGGCGTGAGGCTTGACACGCTTGTGTGCATCGACGGTTGGAATGGCCAACATAGCGATTAACATTGAATACATCATTAGTACCTCCTTGGTTGATGTATAAAGATAGTACCACAGCGCAAGCGCCATGTCAACTATTATTTGTCGTAAATTACCACTCGGCCGGGGTTCTCATACGAATCTCTAACTTTAAGGCCCATTTCCGCTGCCGCTGCTGCTACAATTTTTTTCATCTGATCCGAATTACCAGTGATCACCACAAATGGAGTCTCGTACTCGCTGCAACAACGTATGATCGTATCTGAAACATCCTTGTGCCTTAGCCCGTGAAGATCTACCATTTTCATTCTCCGGTAGCTGCTTCGTTTATTGCACTAAAGATGGCGCTGAGTGCTTCTGTATCATTCATGCGGTGCGTTTCACCAGCAGTAATGAGCTTGGCCCCGAACATGTGCGCCAAATCCTTTGAATCTCTATAGTCAACCACCTCATCCTGTTCAGAATGGATAATAACAGTGTTGCCGGAAATAGTTTCCCATGGTGCATACTTAGCCCAAGCTGGGGCTACCAAAATCATAGGAACCTTAGAGTGCGTGGCCATTGCAACGGCACCTCCGCGTGAAGACCCAATAATAAGATCTGGCTTGTGGATCTCGACTGCTTCTCTGGCAATCTTCACTGAGCGTTCCCAATCATCGGCGGGGAGCGCGGGGGCGTATACGCTGTGTCCTTCGGTTTCGATCATTCTTCGCTTGTATGAGTTTGGCGACGACTGTAGACCATGTAGAAATAGAATATTCATAGATTTTCCTTAATTTGTCTCTTTTAGTTTCTGGGGTTCCACTGATTATTTCCAGTACATCTATATTATACAACGCGCTGCGGCCGTTTGTCAACATAATTTTTGTAGTTAATAGATTAACTTTAACTACAACTCCCATCTGGTGCCTATACGGACCAGACTTAGGCCTAACTAGATCGCCAACTTTCATGTTAGCTCGTATTCGAAATTTACTGTTTCCTTGTTGACTCTGAACTTTTTAGCTCCATTTCTTAGGTGAAACTTTTCAGCCATCATGGTCATTGGAGACAGAGTGACAACACGCTCAACGTTTTTTAAAGTTGTCTTGGCAGCACGAAGCACCTCGTTTATCATCTCGCGGCCTGCGCCCTTCTCAAAACTCCACACCGTATAAGGCACAATTACTGGGCCAGCAGGGATTGTCATACTGTCTAGCTCGGCCATGTCGCGAGGCACGTCTTCAGTCCTCGCCAAGCACATGAATGCTTTCCATTCCCCATCGACACCCTTAAGTCCATAAACTTCACGACCTATAGCAGTTTTAAAGTCTGGACCTACATCGGGATGAATGGGGTCTGAATCCTTCCAAAATTCAGGGTAACACGTCACTGTCAGAAGGCTGTATTTCATTATTCACCCCTAATCCTGCGATAAGACCCCACAGTTTCTGGAAACAAATCCGTGGCAATCTCCAGACACGCTTCGGCGGCCTTTTGGATTTCCCACTGTGCCCCGTCATGTGTTCGAAGGTCAACGAATTTGAGTAAGTTAGATAGATTAACAGTTCCATAGTATTCAGTATACATGTTCTGAGGTAGAACGCCCCTTGCCTGTTCCCGGCATACGCCTGATGAGATTAGATCGTCAAATAGTTTTAGTGAATGTTCGTGGTGTCTCTTGATCAAAGATGCGGCGCGTAGCGTGCCCCCATCTTCAAAGTGATACATAACTGGGTTTTTAGTCTCATTAATATTGCTAGCCTGTCGGTTAGACTTGTGCTGAGTCCTAAATACTTCCGGGCTATAAAATTGAATGTTTACATCGGTATAACGTCGAGAAATTTCGTTATAACTCCACGTTCGATGGCGATGGTGCTGACTGCGAACGAACAAAGGAACACAGAACCTGTAAGTAATGAGATTATGCTCCAGAGTCGAAGTGTGCTTATGCTTGATGAGATAATTAATGAGTCTCTTGTCTTTTTCGTCGATTTCATCTTTCTGTACTCCAAACGACACGCGGGCCGAATTAACAACAGTTAAATCTGACCCCATGTGGTTTACATAGTCAACCTTTCCGATTCCATCCCCGTAAAGGTCAACAGTTTTCGAATATGTCACGTTTCATCCTTTTCTTCGTAGAAGTCTGATGCGTTGCCTTCACGGTTTGCAAACTTGCGAACCACTTCGTCGTCCATGATCTTGTATACCCTCTCCCTGAACGTATCATCTTGCATGCGTTCTACCCATTTCGATGCCTGAAACTTGCTGCCTACTGCGTTGCCGGCTTCATCCATCAGAGTAAACCAAGCGCCGGTACGAACCAGCGAAGGCGACGAAGAAATAGCATCAAATAAGCTAGCGTCGTCCTGAATACCGATTTCATCTGTGCCCCATAAAATCTTGAAGTTGCACTGGCGGCCAGCAGTTCCAAACCTTGATTTTTCTAGCTTTACCTTTACTTCGGAGCCGATTCGGAAACCCTTTTCGTCGGTAATGAAACTAGCCTTCGCTTTTCGGCCAGTGAGCCAAATACGCAAAGAATAAGCATAGTGCATAGCCTTGCCGCCCGGTGTAATATAGGGGGTTGTCATGGCCTCAGACGGTGAACGAGTAATGTTCGTCTTTAGCTGATTTAGCACCAGAAAGGTACTCTTGGAGTTTGCGATTGGCACAGTCAACTTTGACATACCCTTAGAAAGAATACGGGCCTTCACAGCCATCGAAGACAGTGGATTAAAGTCTCCTTCGACATCCGAAATCGAGGGAGTTAGTGCGAGGGAGTCCCACACAAATAACATGCGATTGTCGTTTGACCCAAGTAGCTCTTCGATTGTCTCTAGCACAAATTCAACCGATGACGCCTGAACATATAGAAGACTATTCAAATCACAACCTGCGCGTTGCAGAAAGTCCGGGTCGATTGCTGACTCGGAATCGAAATAAATAACGTCGATTCCCATCTTCTGAGCATTCGCTGCGATCTGAGCGGCCATATAGCTCTTTCCAGTTGCCTCAAGGCCTGCGATTTCTACGACCTTACCTACCGGGATCCCGGCTAGTTGACCCTTGCAAATAATGGAGTCAAGCCAACGTGAGCCAGTAGAGATCCAGTCTTTTACTGCGGTTGGGTTTTCATCTGTCAGCGAATGTGCGACATTGATGCCAGCCTTTTTGTTAATTAAGTCTCTCATTTGAGAGATGGACAGCTTTCCTGCCCCATTAGATTTTTTGCTTCTTGCCATTTTATGGTTCCTAAGACTATATATTGTAAGATGGGTGAGGCATCTATGAGCCCATGCCTCCCTGCGGCCCTACAGGTGTGCGCTTTCCTTGCATTACCAAGTGTGATCTCTTCGAACAACGCTTCGACTCGTATACGTCTGAGGAAGCGGCTGGAGATTTCGCGCACGTTTCCCTATAGGATTATCCTCCGACCAACTCGTCGAAAGCGGCATCTACGTCCTGACCAGTCGTTTCTGTGGAATCAGAGTATCGACTAGTCTCCGTGGATGAACCTTCTGCCGACTCATCTCCCGAAAGATATTCATCGAGCATCGCTGCAACATCTGACGTACTCTTACGCTCAAAGATGTTATCAAAATCTGGAATATTCTCCAGAAGTTCAGCGCAGCGGTCGTCACCTCCAACAGCTTCATCACACAGGACAGATGAGCGGCGGCGGGGGGTCAGCTTGGTCTGAGGGAAAGACGCGCCCGGAGGCTTGCCATAGTTAAGTACCAGATCGGTTCCCGACTCGGGATCGGTAATATCCCCGTATTCTGGGTTGAGAACGAGGCCCAGTAGAGACTCGTAAGCGGTCTTGCCGTAACCCCAGACTCGGACTCCTGCATCCTCTTCTCCACGGACTAGGACCGGACTAAAGAAGCGCTGGCGGGCAAACAAGCCCTTTGCCATCTTCTTGGCCTCGGGATCGTCCTTCTCGGTGCCTTCTCGCCATAACTGGGAGGCGAAGTCACACACGGGACAACTATCCCCGTAGTTACGCTTGGGACATAAGAACCCACGATTGGCACCCACATTGTAGTGGAACCAATAGTCCTTGAACGGGTCTCCGTCTGCGGTGGGTAAGATTCGGATGGACTGCTCTCCATCACTAGGACGCCAGAAGGTGTTATCACCGCCGCCCTTATTCTGAGCCGCCTGAAGGCGCTCACGCATTTTTGCTAGATCAATTGCCATTTTGCTTTTCTCCTTTTGCTCTTGGCTATAGTCAGGTTGACAAATTTCTCAACCTGCTGAATACAGTATACCAAAGATACTGCGAGCTGTCAATAAAAAATTGCAGACTTTATCCGGTCTGCAAGCGGTTTAGTTTTTACTCTGCTGCTGTGTCTTCTGCGGCAGAGTCAGCGGTATCAGCCGCTGTATCTTCTTCGTCCTTATCGCCACACGCAACCATGAGTGAAGCGGCAAGAAGCGGTAGAATTACTCTCATAATTTCTCCATTGGTTGAAAGCGGCACACTTTGCCCGGTGTGCCAGCGGTCGGCTTTATTCGAACGGGTTAGCGACCTCGATCTCGGATACTTCACCATCAACCGTTTTCCAGTTGAACATGCGAAATCCGCTGGAGTCCAAGTCCCACACTAGTTCCATTCCTTCGGCTAGCTTGCGTTTTGGGACGACTCCTTTAATATGTGAGTCAAGCGTACCTGCGGGCAGGTCATCAAGGCGTACAAAGCGCATAGTACGCTTGCTGCCGTCCTTCTTGACAAAATTTCCTGTGTATCCTTTCATTATCATTTTACTCTCTGGTTTGAATTTCTGACGAACTGACTATAACGTATGCATAGTCCTCTTCGTAATCTGTTGAATAAATCTTTACGTTTGATATCATCTCTGATCCGTTATGGATCTTCTCTTTAAGTTTGGCAAACAACTTGCCGTCTGTTTCTAGTCTTTCTTTGTTTATAGCATAAATGTAACATTTCTCGTTCACGTTGTCAATAGGAAAAAACAATTTTTCTTGATTATTTTTCATATCGACAATGCCAAACGACGATACCCTTGCTGTAACCAGAGTTTCTGACGAGCTACTGTATACGGGCTCATTATTGTTCCAAACATTGATCATGTGTTTTGTCGCCGCAATGGTGTGGTTCAATACATCATAATACCCAACAACGGGTACATTGTCAATGATTTTTTCAACCTCGGCGTTATTAATGATGTACATGTGCTTAAACAGACCGGATCGGGCGTATTCTTGGAATACGTTAAAAGCAACTCGCTCATGCAACTTTTGCTTGTGCGCCATGAGCTTCATTTCGGGCATAATATACAATAAAGTAATATTTGTCCTCTGGATCGCAGATAGGGCTCTCAGTGTGACCGCAGAGACTTTGGATGCTCCGCTGACGACACACAGGACTTCATCACCCTTCCTGAAGCTACGAAAAAAGCTTTTAAACGAAGGGCACTTGTCCTCATATTCTTCCACCGACGAAGCAGACGGAACACAATATACCCTTTTGTCTTTTTCAACCTCATCATCGATCTTATAGATCGTATATTGTGGGTATTCTGCGAATGTATCCGCCAGGCGGCAGCCTGCTCCACCAATTCCTACTATTTTCATTCTACGCCCTCACAAATAGTGTCAACATATAGGATTGTAACCTATCTAGAATAAAAGATCAAGCACTTTCTCCGATATGAAACAATCCAAGGTCCATGATTACCATCTGACCATCGGAGGGACGCATCATAACGTTTTTATGATGGATGTCTCTTGCTACGACATCGCGCTCATTTTGCAGATAGTTAATAGCATCAATAATTCCTGTACGCTCTGGTAAGTTCTTCGCTATCGTGCCGCTGGCTTGACCCATCCAGTGAAGATCTTCGTCTGCGTGAATCGGAATAACGAAACCTCCGATTGCTGACTTCATGTACCTGCTCAAATCGCCAATCAGAGAAGGAAGCAAGCTAGTTTGCTCTACTTCCAGTCTTTTTAATATCTGCAATACTATCGCTGCGATAAGTTCTATTGATTTTTTACCGGGGCCACGACCGGATTCAAAACTGTCCGAATTCGCTTCTACAGCAGCGACAACGTTTTGGGGCGTCTTGCCTGTATAAAACATCTCTACAGCGGCTGTTTGAATGTCTTCTATCATATTGATGCCTTCGATGCCTCGGGCTTTATCCAAGCCGAGTTCTTCAGACATAATTTGCTGTAATATAAGAGAGCCGGCCACTGTTTTCAAGACGATATGTTCTACTGAGTCGTAGTCAGCTAAAATTCTTTCTTCTTTGCTCGCAGTGAGGCTAACATCTGTGCCAGCCAGTAGATCGTCTACAACTTGTTTGGGCAGAGGTTTTAGGACTTCCATCGTAATCATCAGCATGGTGGTGTACCTAAATACTGTCACCTCTCGCACCGATTGTACTACGGGCAAGTATTCTTTTACACCCTCGGGTAAACTATTGCGATTTTGCATGACCCACTCGTAGCTGCTCTTTTCAGAATCGTAATATTCGCTTTTATCGCGATCTACCAGTTTTAGTGCTCGTCTTTCACCGCTAGTCTGGTCCTCGATCAGGAACACCATTCCGCTAGCGCCCTGACCGAGCATTTTGAGAGCAACCCAGTTGGGCATATGCTCATCAAGTATCTGTTGTGTATCCTTGGTCCATCGAGCGAATCTGTTCTTTAAGTGTGAAGGTACGGCAGCGGTGCCAGCATCCTCCTGAAGCCCATCCATTTCCATATATGGGTGCTTCTTCAGATATTCTTCCATATCTGGGTCTGCTTCTTTTGTGAACTCCTTCCACTTTTTTTCGAACAGCTTCATACGTACTTCACCCATGCCCATAGTGGCCTATTTTCTAAGTAATTCTCATCTTCATCATTTGCATACGCTTCGCGCTCAAACGGATTCTCGTAGTAAGCTGTCTTGCCATCTCTATACTTTATAAGACCAATAAGGTGGAATAACCCATACAAAATCCACTGGCCTACCATCAGCATCTCTCTTTGCTGTAGATAATGAATGGTTTCGTGCCTCTTCGTTCTGTCGCTCATTTCGCCGCGACACCAGACCCAAAAAGCGAACGAATTGGCCCATACGTTTATGGGCGTGATCCTTGAAAGCAATTCTGGAACTCTACTGTTTTCATAAAAAATTGGAAACTTCATGGTCTTGGGTCTCCTAGCATAATCTTTAACTCGTCTTCGTTGCCAGAAATTGTTCTCGTATACCAACCCTCAATGCCGGGATACTTGCCCTCTGGATGCGCTCCAAGCCATTTGATAGGCTTATTCGGCCCCAAAGTGGCTTGCACAACTTCTGGATCATCGACGTGGCGAATTCCATGGTATTTTAACATAACGTGTGCAATACCTTTGGACATTTCTGCGTAATGACCCGGCTTTTTAAGCAGTTCTGCTGTTTTAGCTTTATACGCATCAATTCCGGGTCGAGTGCCGTCGTGACCAGAAGCCGAAAGCTTGATTCCTGCTGGCTTCGTTTTTGCCACTCTCAGGGAGTCTGGTTCGGGATCGTCGTCAATATCTGTAGCCATCCACACGTCGGCTTCGCCGGGAACATCCTCGGGAGTCTTAAAATCAAAGTTCCCGCCAATCTTTTCATAGGCCTTGTTGATTAAGTTGATAAATTCCTCTGGGATGTCCACCTCGACAGGATCTCTTGCGGCCTCGATCTCTGCTGGAGAAAGCTCTTCCCATGAGTCCTTTCCAAACTCGTAGTCTGCCCACTTCTTTTCATTAAGGAAATTGCGCCAATTTTCAAATAGTTGTTTCATTCTGGCTCCAATGCCTGCACAATGTCAGGGTTTGCTGATATAAATAGTTGCTCAACGTCTTTGATGGTATCTGTGTTCGCCGTACCGGTACTGAGGATATTCTCAACGTCTTCGATGCTGAAATAATCCTTGAAATAGAGCTTATTGTAGTAATCTTGGACAGTCATTCCATTTTCCAGAATATAGTCTGGGTGTTGAAGGATTGTGTCGGGGCCTACCATCACTAAGGGCAAATAACCGGACTCAGGGCTGTATTGAGTTTTCAACTCCTTAAATCCATAGTCAAATGGATCAACATAAGTGCCACCAGAAGTAGAAGTGCCAAAGGTGGAGTCAAACGCTCCATAGTCTATTTTTCCACCCTGACCTGATTCAAATCCTACGACCTGAGAGGGAATCCCGAAGGCCGGGGCAGCGTTGGAAGTCTTTGTTTGCAATACGGCGACAGCAACGGAAACACCCGGCGGGAGAACCGCCACTTTTCCGTCTTGAATCGTATGCTGGGTTGAATTTCCTGAGCCCCAGATCCACTTTCCACCGCCGCCAGATGCAATGAAGTGTGCAAGCTCTTTCTCTTTTGCGCTGCCCTCGATACTATCCATTATATTTGAATTTTCTATCTGTTGGGCTTGAGCGGCGGCTTCAGCGGCGTACTGACTCTGGGCATTGTACAGGCCGCCTCCTGCGAGGGCCGTGATCGCACCTACAGCAAGACCAAATATGTTTTGTTTTGCACTCTGCGCCAGACGCTGCATTAGGCTTCTTTTTTGCTCTTCGGTGAGCGTAATTTTCATTTCAAACGCGACTTGATCGATCATATCAGACAAACGGCGCTCAAAGATGACACTCTGTGTCTCTTCGATGATTATCTCTCTAAGGTATTCTTTTGTTGTGTTAGTCATCGTCATTACTTAAAGCCTTGTTAATTGCATTCCTGTATTTGGCTGGCAAGTCGGATAGTCCCTCCAACTCTGATTCTGAAAAATATTTGTGCTCTGTGTGCTCGTCGCTGAGTTTTATATCTTCTGGCCCAGCATCAGCCTTAAAATAGCTCATTTTACCATCTTTCGTTAACTTTTTAATGTTTTTAAGTGAAAGATTTGTCTCTTCTTCAACTTCTCGCCTCAAACCGTCCTCGGTTGCCTCGTCCTCTACAAGGTGGCCACCGGGTAAGTCCCATTCTCCTGCATACTTCTTTAAGTAATTAGATCTCTTGAGCAAAAGTATTTTGTTATCTTTAAACACTACCGCTTTAGCGATTTCATCTATGTCCTTTGCTTTCTCCAAGAATAATCTCCAATTTTCATATATCTTTATCATAAGTATCTCTCAGCATGGCCTTCGGAAATTAGCTTCTCGTTGATATTTGTGCCTTCTATAATTAGTGTGCCCAAACACCTTCCGTACTTTCCAACGCCATGTGAAAGTAATTTAAATTTGCCCCCAGAAGCCTCTAGAAGCTCTTGTAGGCGAGCCTTGGCTGCAAGGCCTCGTATCTTCTCTTCTGCATCCCTTGTGCGGCTCTCAGGGGCATCTATCTTGTATAGCCTGATTCGCTTCTTGACCCACACACTGAAACCCAAATCAATCATAGCATCTACAGTGTCACCATCGACTACCCTGTCCAGTTGTGCGTCATACTCATACATCGTTATTTTTTTAGTCCTTTTGAGTCGTAACCGCCTGATATCCACTCATGGTTCATCATATGGCCCCTCGTATTGTTATCTCTAAAGCCTATGGCGTGACCGAGTTCGTGTTCCAGCAACCTCTCGGTGTTTGCCCAATTGTCTGCAATTTCTATCTTTGCATGATAGATCTCAAACGTGAACGCATCGTATGTCGTCGATGTGACCCCCAATTGTTGACCAAAGTTGAATCCTGAGCTTGGAATGTCGATGACGATTGTTCCGGTATATGGCTCTCCAGAGACACACGGCATATAACCGGCTCTGACCTTTCTCACCGGCCCTATGGCGTGGCCCAGCTTCTTCCAATATTTAACCGCCTCTTCAGCGCGTTCAACAGTAACAGATGAAGTTGGGCATATAACGACGCTTGGGATGTCATGCCAAACGGGGTTCTGGGTTGCGACAGCAACTGTCACAAGAGCATATAGTAAATATAACACATGCAGACCCCCTAAAGCCAACCTTCAATAGAGGTTCGCATAGCTTGCTCGCTCCAGCCATAAATACCGTATCTTAAGACCATCTCCCTGTCAATGATAACCATTGTTGGCCAGCCGCCCAATGGATACCCCGTTACACCGTCTGGATCGTATACCTCTTCCCTTGTGGCAGATAGTACAGGATCTGACAGGCCGTGGGTCGCTGCCCATGCTTGTAAGTCTGCCTGATCTGTATCGTTTCCTGCGCCGTCTTGAATTAGTATCGTAATCCATACAAAATTCTCTTCACCGTAGTCTTGCTTAAAAGTCTCTGCATACGGGGCGGCTGTGTTACATGGACCGCACCATGTTACCGAAAAGTCCAATAAAATAACTTTTCCATAGTGCTCATATAACTCTACTTGTTCTCCATGTTGATCCATGAGGCTAAAGTTGCATGGATTCTGATCAAGTAAATGACCGCACTCTTCCCATGTGGCCCATGGATATGGCTCCACCTCTTCCTGTACCACTACAGGTTCTTCATATTCCAGTTCGGCAGGCTCATCACAACCTGCACAAGCGACGATCATTGCCATCGCTACTAGCATCACATATCTAATCATACTTGACCCTCCTATGTTAGTTCGCTATAAAGTTCCTCCAATTACTCATGTAATCACCTTTTCTTACTTTAACTTCTTTCACATCGTCGCTCCACTGACCGGACTGCGCCTGCTTCATTATATTTGCAAGGGCCTTGTTGTGTGGTACGTTGAGGTTTTCCTCATCGTCCATTTCACCAGTGACGAGTTCCTTGAACAACTCTACGGCCTCGGCGGGATCGTCTGCTGTGATCTTGAATCTTATGTAATGTCTGACATAGTTTGCTACAACCTGTGTGCCAGCGTTATCCACTGTTAGATTGTATTCTGTACCAACTCTGTTTTTTGGCGTTGCCAGTATGTACTGACGCAACAGCACGCGGTATTCACGGCTGTTAAGTAATTTCTCTAATACCTCGGGGTTAGACTTGAACGGGCCTGATTCGTAATCATAGTGGTGAGTGTACTGGGCATACGACTCGTATGAGTCATCGTATTCTCCGTCTGTTTCTACGTCCCACTCATAGGAATCGATTTCTCCGTTTTCA